AGGAGATTTAGAAATGACTATAAATGAATTAAAACAGTTAGCAATTTATGCTGCTAAAGGTCAAGCCCCTACCAACTTCTCCGTAGAGAACGTGGATGAAGCACTGGCTGATGGCCTTAGAGAGATGGCTGGTTCTGTTAACCAGTTCATGAAGAATAGATATGATATCTATGAAATTATAATTCAAGCTGCCGATGAGATTGTTCCTAATAAGGTTATTGATGCCGTTGGTATGTTTGCTGAAGTTCAGCAAGTACCCCAAGGAACAAAGGCTATGTTTAAGACAAAGCTTGGCAGAATGAGAGCTAAGAAGTTCCTTACTCAGGTTGGTCTTTCTGGTGTTTATGAGACCTTCAGACTTGACACTGGAAGATTCGAAGTCGCCGCTCACGCTATTGGCGGAGGCTGCACAATTGACTTCGAGAGAATGCTTGATGGAGCTGAAAATATGGCTGAACTCGTAAGTCTTCTTACAGAGGCTCAGACAGACGCAGTATATCAGGAAGTTCAGAGAGCACTTCGTGCTGCTGTTAACCAGACTGGTGTTCCTGCTAACAACAGAGCCAACGTTACTGTTGGTAATGACTTTGATGGAGAGGAAATGATGAAGCTTATCTCCACAGTTAGAGCTTATGGTTCTGGCGCTATTATCTTTGCACCGCCTGAGTTCGTTGCTGCTATGGGTGCTGATGCTATCGTTCCTGTTCCTCAGAATGGAAACTATGGTGGAGTTTATCATCCGCAGGACATTGATGCTATCCACAATACTGGTTACATCAATCTGTTTAGAGGAACTCCTATCGTACAGATTCCTCAGTCCTTTGTTGATGAGAACAACGTAGAGACTTGGATTGATCCTCAGCTTGCTTATGTACTTCCTACTGGCGGCGAGAGAGTTGTCAAGGTTGTCTTCGAGGGACAGACTCAGGTATATGATTGGGTTAATAAGGACCAGTCAATGGAAATTATGACCTACAGAAAGCTTGGAACTGCTATCCTTGCTTATCATAACTGGGCTATTTATAAGAATGAGGCTATTCCTCAGACTTATAAAGAAATGTATCCTAATGTTTAATTAGGTTTAGAAAGGGGAGGGGAATAATCCCCTTCCCTTGTTTTTTAATGTAGAAGTGCGGCCGTCGCGTAGAGCAACCGCATAAATGGAGTTAAAAGGAGTAATTACAATGGCAGACGAAAAAGTAAATGTTAAGAGTTTAGTATCTCATAGAGTTGTTTTAACAGTTCCAGACATGAGACTTAAAAGAGTATGGGAAAAGAAAGGCACAGTTAGAGTGATTCCATTCGAACAGTTACAGGAAGCACTTTATAGTCCTGGTGTAGAAGCTTTATTTACAGAGGGTATTCTTGGAATTGATGATATGAAAATGAAGCAGAGACTTGGACTTGAGCCTGAAGATGCGACTGAACCAGTTAATATAATTGCATTAGATGACGCACAGATGAAACGTTATTTAACTGTTCTTCCAGTACATGAATTTAGAGATAGGTTGAAAGAACTTCCTACTGAACAGGTTAATGAGTTGATTCGTTATGCAATTGAGAATGAGATTGCTAATTTTGAAAAAGCAGAAATTCTTAAGGGAATGACAGGTATTGATATTATAAGTGCAATTAAACTTAATAGGGATGATTTAGCTGCTCAAAAGGAGGAATAAAATGACCTCAATACACGCAGTCTATGACGCATTTTTATCTAAAATGCAAGAAGACGAATGGTTACATTGGACAGATGAAGAAATTGAGCAAGATTGGCGTTCATTGCTCGATGGTGCAATTCCCTGGTTTAAGTTTCCGCGTGTTAGCTTAGAGATTGACGATGAGGGCTACTTTGTTGATGAAGCAATTGGCGCAAAAGAAATTCAGATTTTAGCAACTTATATGAAATGTGAGTGGTTAAATCGTGAAATTCTGACCTGGGAAAATGTAAAGCCTCTTTATGTTGAGAGAGATTTCTCTCAAGCGAACCTAATTGATAAATTAAAACAATTACTTGAACGGGAGGAATATAAGGCGCTTAAACTTGAGCGTATTTACTATCGTTCTCGTGATAATAATAAACCTTTCGATTTTAGAGTACTTGCGGGAGAATAGTAGTGGAATATAATCCTACGGTTCAAGAAGGTTATTATAATAACCTAAAGAATAGGTTATTTGGTTTACTTTGTGAGTATGAGAAAGGTAGAGAATGGGAAAAATTCCTTGACTCAATTTTAATTGAACTTTTAGGTTTCGATGAAGATGAACGCACAATTAATTATTATAGATTATACCACAAGCTTGCGGCCTGTCGGTATTTGAATTATGAGAAGTTTAGGAGTACAATTTTTGATTGTATGAGTTTACTTTCTAAATAGGAGGTTGCCGCGATGGAAGATTACTATCATAATGTCTATCTAAAGCGGTTAAACCGCTATGGAATTGATTTTCAGTCTCGTATGCAAAGGCAAAGAGAAGAAAATTTTAAATTACAATTAAAAAAATCTGTATATTATGTTGAGTTTGAATATGAAGATGAGATGTATGAGGGTGAATTAACTCCTTTACGTCAAAATGAAACTAAAACAATGCAGTATTTACTTACTGATGTTCATTTAGATATGCCAAATGGTACAATTTTGTTTATTCCCGATAAAGATATGGAATTGCGGCCATGGATGATTTATTATCTTGAAGATATTAAAGCTAGTGGCTATAATAGGTATATTGTAATTAAAATGACTCATTACCTTACTTGGAAAGATAGAAGTGGAGTTACTCAAAATACTTGGGCATATTTTTATGGACAAGAAGATAATATGTTAAAAGATGAACTTAAATCAAGAAGTAGAAATAAAACATTATATACAGAAAATTTAAAATTAAGCTTCTTTATAATGCCGCGTAATGAGTATCTACGTAAAGATGATTATATGGAAGTTGGTGAAGGACCTCTAAAAGAAGCCTATGTAGTTACGGGTTATGATATTCAATCGACTCCTGGGGTTGAATTTGTATCAGTTGACCCTCAATACATAAGAGATTTAACTCCTGCTCCCAAGCAAACCGAAGAAGATGAAAAGGATGATTTCTTCTGGATTAATAAGGGGGTAGATAATAATGGCTGAATATAAAGTTAGAAATTGCATTGAATTAGGGGTAAATGCGCAGAAAATTATTCGACGTTTATTAGCTAATCAAAATTTGTTAAAACTTTTATATTATACAGATAAAGACCCTTTATCACATGAAGATTTAACATCAGAACAAATTCAGAATGAAGTGTTTGAAAAGTTAGTAAAAATAGTCCCAAGAGTTGGACCTAAGGAAACGGCGCACTCAATTATTGCACTTAGAATTGCGCGCGGTCGCACGGATATGAATAATTCTGAATTTAAACATATAACTGTGAGTGTAGAAGTCTTTGTTCCATTGACTCAATGGATTATAAAAGATACAAATTTGCGGCCCTTTGCCATAATGGGTGAAATTCAAAAGTCATTAAATGGTAAGAAGATTGATGGGTTAGGAAAAATGAGTGGCGGTGATTTTGACCTTGATTTCTTAACAGAAGAAATTTCAGCCTACCTTATGACTTTTAGTTTAACCACTTATGATTGATGATAGGGTACTTTTAGGTTTCCCTATACCTTTTAAAAATATATGTAAAATTTATCCGCCAACGGTAAATGATGTATCTGGTGATGAACACTTCAATATATATCATGCATTATTTACAATTACTCAGGAAGATTTAAATGATGAATATTTGAAGGATGAACGGGTCAAAAAAATACCTACACCATTTGAATATTTGTTATTAAATTATTATCAAGGCGGAGATATGCAACAGAGGATATTGGACGGATTTAAGTTGTTTATTCATGAACCCGTTACAATAATACCAGAGATTAATATGTTATTGATTGGGAAAAGCGAGGATGAGTTAGATCCTGATATTGATTTAGAGAATCCTCGCCTTCTCACTGAAGATAACTTTTTTGATTTTCAAAATGAAATTCGTACTGTGTTAGGGATTCCTAAGATACAGCCGCCCGACCCTGAAGAAACTAATTTAGACCCTCGCATCTTACGTTATAAACGAAAAGTGCGTGAAGGTGATAAAATTAGACAAAAAAAGAAAAGCAAAAATGGTCCAAAATTTGGAACCCTATTAGCAGCAATTTGTTGTATGGGAATTGGTTTAACGCCACTTAATATTGGAGAGATTAGCTATGCGTGCGTCCATTGGCTAGTTGAAATGGAACAGCAAAAGGAAGCATATGATATTGATATACAGGCTTTACTTGCCGGCGCGGATAGCAAAAAAGTAAAACCCAAATATTGGATTAAAAATCTAGATGAAAAAGAATAATAGGAGGCTATTTAAATGGCAGCAATTCTTGATAAATATGCTATTAAAGAAGTAGCAGACGTTATGTTCTATGAGATGGACTCAAAGGGCGCTCCTTCTGCTCCTGTGCTGTATATTGATACTGCTAAGGTAACTACTATTAGCCAGTCTGCTGAACAAGTAGAAGCTAGAGGTGGTAAGAGTAATGTAAAGCTTCTTTCTTGGGATACTAATAAAGAATTAACTCTTGAACTTACTGATGCTTTATTCAGTGCTAAATCACTTGGCATCATGTTCGGTGGAGTTATGGAAGATAATGGTTCCACACAAGAAGTTCTTAAAACTTTAAGCGTAAATGATATTAAAGAAGATACCACAGTAAATACTATGGCTACCTTTAATATTAATGGTCAAGACTTATATATAGCTAAGAATAAGATGACTTATTTCGCTTATGGACTTGGTAATACTACTGCAGCCAAAGCAAATCCTACACCGGTTAAGCTTGCTAGTGTTACTTGGGAACCTAAGAATTTTGACTTTGTTACATTTGATTTATTAGATTGCGTAAGTGCTCCAGATGGTACTACTGGTGTCGTTGCTAATGGTATTACAATTAATATTGGTGCAGAATTTAATGCTAATACTTATTATATTACTGGCGATACTTATGCTAGAAATTATCAGAATGGTCAAGATGAATTCCTTCAGTTCATTATTCCTAAGGGAAAGGTTTCTGCAGAGGACGTAAGTCTTACTATGGAAGCTGATGGTGATCCTGCTGAGTTTACAATGAACGTAGAATGCTTAAAGAGTGTTGATGGTTCAATGCTTAAGCTTGTTAAGTATAGTCTTGGTAGTGCTAGTCAGTCTGGTACTGGTCATAATAAGGGTGTTGCTTCTGTACTTGATGCATTTAATGAAGCTACAGAGCGTGCTCCTTATGCAACAGTTGCAGAAGACGGATATGATGCTTCTGTTGCTACTGGTAAGTCCAAGAATGAGACTACAGTTGAACCTATTGACGGCTAATTTAATAATTAAAACTAATGGCGGGGAGGCGGCAATCGTCTCCCCACTTTTAATTAGGAGACAAACAAATGGATAATCAATTTGGAATGCAAGAACTATACTCGGTGCAGTTAAAAGCGACTTATCCTATAGAGATAAATGGAAAACAAATCGCGGCTGGTGAAGTAGTTGCCGCATTTGATAAGATAATGATGAGTAAGTTTGACGAGATAAATCGTCAAGTAGCCGCGCAAGGCGGTTATTTTAACCGAAAATTAGTTGTCTTTACGAGGACTGAAGGAGTAAACCTTGCCTTTACGCAAGGAATTTTTTCGAAGAGTCAGTTTGGACTTATGAATAATTCACATCTTCTTAATATTGATACAGATATTAAATCGGTTTTAATTTCACAACGTGATGAATTAGAAACGGATGAAGATGGTATAATTGAATTAACTCAAGTTCCTGCTGATAAATGGATTTTTATTTATAATAAAGAAACTGGTGAGAAAATAACTGGCGCGCAGATGCTGGATGAAATACATATTCAAACTCCTTTAGTTTATACAGACGTTATTGTAGATTATACCTATGAGTATAAAAATACAGTTACGCAAGCAATTATTGGCGATCCGTTTATGGAAGGATATCTGAGCTTAGAGGGCCGCACAAGATTCAAAGATGACGTAACTGGTGCAACACATACTGCAATTATTAAGATTCCGAAATTAAAAATAACGTCAAGTTTGAATCTTACTTTAGGAGAAAATGCACAACCAGTTGTGGGAGTTTTTGAAGGAGTGGCTTTGCCGATTGGGAAAAGTCATGATTTAAAGGCGATAGAAATTTTCTTTTTAGAAGATGATATAGATGAGAATGATGAATGGCGTTAATTTTTAATTGACGCTATTTTTTATTATAAGGAGGAAGAAAGGATGGCTGATACTTTTACCTTTACAATTAAACCAATAACCGATTTATCGGATGTAAAGGCGAATGTCGGTGAGATACAAAAAGCCTTTAAAAATTTAAAGCTACCAGATAAAATAGGTGGAAATTTAGATAAAAATATAGCAAATATACTTAAAGAATTTGATAAGTACGAAACAAAAATTAAAGAAGGAATTAAAACTTCTGGTGATTATCGACAAGTAGAAAGCTCTTTATCAAAAATTAATAATCTTTATCAAGATATTGTTAAAGATGTTCAAAATGTTGCTAAATCTGACTTAAGCGATATTTTTGATGTTAATACTGGAGATTTTAAAGAAGTTGGGGATCAAATCAAAGAGATTACAAAACAACTTGAAAATATTAAAATTGATCCCGATAAATTATCTGCCCCAATTAATCAATTAAAACAAGCTATTAAAAATGAAAAAATTTCTGGTAAAGAGGGGTTATTAAATCAATTAATTGGTCATGTTGATAATGGCGAGTTAGAAGATGCGAAAGCCGCATTACGAGAATTAGAAAAATATATAAATAAAGTTAGTGTTAAAAAAGATGCCCAAGGTAATATTTTGGGCTCTACAGTTGGGAAATTAAGTAGTGCTAACACTGATACTGCAAAAAGTGCATTAACTGAAATTCAGCAAGTTTTCACTGAGACACAAGCAAAAGGTATACCTTTAGAAGAAACTTTAACAATATTACAGCAACGTTTTAAAGAAGTACAGGCTACTTCTGAAAATTCTTTAAGGGAATTTAGTAACAAGGCTCAAGAATCTACGGGAGAGGTTGAAAGTTTAACTGCCACTTTACAAAAAGCCCATAAAGAAGATTTTAATTTTGATAATCAAGTTAAATCTATTGATAGGCAAATACAGAGTTATTTTGGCTTAGGTCAAATGATTCGTAAGGTTGGTCAAATTGCAAGAGATGCCTTTAAAACTATTCAAGAACTTGATAAGGCAATGACTGAAACTGCAGTGGTTACCAATTTCAGTGTTGGTGACATGTGGGAGAAACTTCCACTCTATACTGCAGAAGCCAATAAGCTTGGTTCTTCTATTAAAGACGTATATGAAGCTACAACTCTTTACTATCAACAGGGTTTAAATACTACACAATCTATGGGCTTAGCAGTAGAGACATTAAAAATGGCTCGTATTGCTGGTATGGATGCTAAGGATGCCACAGATGCTATGACTGCGGCATTACGTGGATTTAATTTAGAGATAAGTCAGGTTTCTGCACAACGTATTAATGATGTATATTCAGAACTAGCTGCTATTACTGCTTCTGATACTCAAGAAATTAGTACTGCTATGGAAAAGGTTGCTTCTCTTGCTCATAATGCAGGTATGGAGTTAGAAACAACCGCGGCTTTCTTAGCACAAATGATTGAAACTACACGTGAAGCACCTGAAAACTTAGGTACTGCATTAAAAACTGTAGTTGCCAGGTTCCAAGAAATGAAACAGGACCCCACAAAGTTGATTGATTCTGAAGGGGTTATGCTTGATGCTAATAAAGTTGATAAAGCTTTAAAATCTATTGGCGTTAATCTTTTAAATACAAATGGCGAGTTTAGAAAATTAGATGATGTATTCCTTGAGATAGCTGCAAAGTGGGATACGTTATCTATGGGTCAGCAAAGGTATATTGCCACTATGGCCGCAGGTTCTAGACAACAATCACGTTTCATTGCTATGATGAGTAATTATAGTCGTACAATGGAACTTGTTGATGCGGCTTATGATGCTAGTGGGGCTTCACAGAGGCAATTTGAGAAGACTCTTGAAGGATTAGACGCTAAGATTAATAAATTAAAGAACGCCTGGGCTCAATTTGCAATGGGCTTAATGAATAATGAATTATTAAAAGGTGGTATTGATTTATTAACTGGTTTTATTGATAAGGTTAATGATTTAGTTGATATAATAGGTGAAATTCCGCCAGATCCATTTAAGGGAGTTACTAAATCTTTAACCACTTTATTATTAACTTTAAGTGGATTAAGCATTGCACGTACGGCTTTATCTAAAGGGATTGAAAGTGGTGTTGGCTGGTTTAAAAAAGAGATGACTGGAAAAGAGGCCATTACTAATCTTTTCTTTTCTCCTAAAAATGCTATTAAAGAAGCCCAAGCAGAGAAAGTTGCTGCTGAAAAGGCAGGAAAAGAAGCGGGTACAGCTTTTAGTATTGCATATACTAGTGCTCGTGATAATATATTAAAAAATAAACCATTACCTTATAGCCCACAACCGACCTCAACAGATTTAAGTAATAAATTTAGGGCAGCAGCAAATCAAGAGTATGATGAAGATAATCCTTTTCAATTTAGTAAAGAGCAACAAGAATCTTTAAATGAACAAGCTGATTATTTTGAAGAAGACATTCCTAAATACGGACAATCATTAGGTATGTTGGCTAATAAGTTTTATAATGCGGGAGTAGCTTGTCAAGCATTTGGTAACATATTACAAGGCACTCCCTTAGCACCCGTAGGTAAAGCAATTTCTTTATTAGGAATTGGTTTGCAATCTTTTGGAGGTATTGCGGCGAAAGCTGCTAAGATTTACGGAACTTCAATTAAAAAAGCAGGAGTGGATTCTGTAGTAGGCTTTACAGCAATGAAAGCTGGTTTGAAGGGAGTAGCAGTCGCAGCCTGGGAGGCAATTGCTCCATTTTTGCCCCTTATTGCTGTTATCGCAGCCATCGCTGCCATTGG